AGTTGAAAAAGTCTTAGACCAAGAAAATTTAATCGCTAACCCTGTTGGTAGACCAAAGTTGAATGACGATGAGATTACCAACGATAATACTGGTAACTCTTCCAATGCTGGAACTAATGTTTCAGACATTAAGGAGTTTTCATATAATATCAAAAAGTGCCAAATTTGCGGAAAAGAACTGAATGAAGATGAAGGTGTAATTTGTAACGAATGCTTGGAAGAAATGTATGAGTCTCGTATTAATGATATGAGCACGTTTACTCATATGGTTCCAAAGAAAGTAAAGGATTGAAAGTGTGAATTTGATTAAAACATTTAAAGAAAAAAAGTGGTGTATTAAAAAAAACCACGCAAATCCTGAACCTTGTTGTAATCATAATCCCTTAGACTCTAATACTACGTTGCAAAAAAGCACAAAAAAATTAATGGTTTCTCCTGATAAATAGTTTTACATTTGTTCGCAATGTCAAAAATGTTTCGTCTTTAATACAGACGAAAAGGGAGAATTAATAATTGAGTAAGCTTGATTGTTCCCTTTTTTCAGTATTTCGTAAAGGAGGTCGATTAAATTGGACCCTACAATTATAATTGCTATAATTTCCTTTATCGGAACTTGTGTTGGTACTATTGGTGGTATTATTACCACTAATAAATTAACCAATTATAAAATCGAGCAGTTGCAACGCAAAGTGGATGCTCACAATAATCTAATTACTCGTACCTATGAGTTGGAAAAGAATATGGGAATTGTTTTCCAGAAAATCGAAGAAAATAAATCTGATATTCAAGATATCAAAAAAGATGTCAAAGGAATTATGGAGAAACTATAAAAAGGAAAGTGAGAGGACAATAATATGGTAAGTAATAATTATACGCCAGAGATTGTCGAAGCTTTAAATGATTTGTTAGGAAGCTTCTTTCAAATGAATTCTATCGCTGATAATATGGCTTACGCTCTTGATTGCGAGCTTAATTGCCCCTGCGCTTCTCAGGTGTTTCACTTGAAATTCGCTCATGTGTTTCCAAGTGATACCTTCGCAGATAAATTGAGTGAAGTAATGATTCAAGAAGGTATTCGCCCTATTCGTAAGCCTCTTAACGGTAATGAAGATACTTATGAAAATATCGAATTGCTGTTTAATGATACCTATACAGAAATGGATTCTTTGAAGAGAAAAATTCTTGATACTATTGAATTTTTAGATTACAACAAGTCATGTAAGGTTTTTGTAATTGTTCTGGAAAATATGGCAGAAGTTGCTAGCTCTCTTCTCCATCAATGTGATATTTGGAGACAAAAAGCTAAACTGTACAGCACTTCCCCTGAATTATTTGACGCTGAATTCGAAGGATTTACAAAAATCTAATTTGTAAAATAAGTTAACTATTCAAAATAGGATATTATACAATGGGCTATGTTTATTTTATAACCAATGGGGAAAATATTAAAATAGGATATACTAAAAATTCAGTTCAGAAAAGATTAAAACAATTAAATACTGGCAGTGATAAACAATTATATATCTTAGGATATATGAAAGGCACTATGGCTGATGAGGAAAACCTTCATTCTAAATTTTAGCAATATAAAATTAGAAATAATGGAGAATGGTTTGAACCATCAGATGATATATTGGACTATATTAATGTAGTTAACATTGTTCCTAATTGCTACGTTCGGAAGAACGAGGCTTGGAATAACAAAGTAATGGCTATGACTTCTGTATCATTGTCATTTACATCATGAGGAGAAAGGAGGAAGAAAAATATTGGATAAAAAAGTTCTGAAATTTGAACTTTCTCCGCAAAGTTTGAAAATTAAGAATGTGTTAAAAAATGACTTTATTGCTATCGACGTTTACGCAATTTCTGATGTCTACCCTAATAGAAATAATAGTTATTTCCCTGTGTCCGCCATGCAAGACGCTAAACCTACCTTTTATAATAAACCCGCTCTCGGCGCTTTTGATGTTGCTCATGATGATTTTAAAGCTCATGAAATGGAATATAGATGGGATAATGAGTTACAACAAGATTACTTTGACTTTACTAATGGTAAATGCGAAGTCCCACTTGGCGTAATTCGTGGCGAAGATTTGGTGGAAATTGTTGAACATGATGGTCAAACTTGGGTGCATTTTACTTGCGTTCTTTGGGCTAAATATGCTTACAAACAAGTTAAAAGATTGCTTAAGGATACTAAAAAGAAAATTTCTGTAGAAATAGAAGTCCTTGAAAGTCATATAGATGAAAATAAAGTCGAAGTAATAGATAAATTTATTTTTGATGGATTTACTATTCTTGGTTCTGCTGTTACTGAAGCTATCCCTAATGCACATTTAACCATTCTTGATAAAATTAATGACGCTGTTTATCAGAAACAGGAAAAATGCTTATCTTTCGCTTATAAAGAGTTGGAAGATAATAACAATAAAGATAAAAATTCTGGCTCTGATACAGATAATAAAAACGAGGATTTCGATTCCACTATTCCTGATAACGGAGTTGTTAATGAAAAAGTGGACGAAATCACAATGGATAATGAACAAAGAGGGGAGGAACCAAAAACAATGACCTATGAAGAGAAAAGACAACTTCTCGAATCTTTTCTGAATAGCGGTCTTGATGAGAATGCTTCTCATTATAGTGTCGCGGAAATTAACGATAATGTTGTTTGCTTTAGCCTTGATGATGAAAATTTTAAGGCTACTTATAGCATCAACGAAGAAAATGTCGCTAATATTGATATGAACGCTAAAGAAAAGATTGTACTCTCTAAGGATGAAAATCCTGAAGATGAGAGTGGTAAAGAGACTGAATCCAAGGAATGTGAATCTGAAGACGGCAAGTGCGAAGTCTGCGGTAACAACCCTTGCACTTGTGCGCATGAAGATGACGATGGTAATAAGGATGATGGTCATAAAGAGAATGAGTCTAAAGATGACAAAAATGATGATGACCATGACCATGATGATGATAATGATGATAACGACGATGATGGCAAAAAGGAAACCGAGGCTGAGGATAACGATGGTGAAAAGAAAGTTGAAAATTGCGAAGACCCCGCTCAGTTTGCTGCTACTGATGTAACTGTCGATGAATCTCATGCTGACCATGGACAGATTGAAGGTGAAGAGCTTGGTTCTCCTAAAGTTGATACTGATATCCTCAAAGAACACGATGATGGCAGTATTTTAATCGGTCAACCTTCTGGTGAAAGTAATGTTATTCAGGATACCCACTATGCTGTCGGTGATGAACAACTTACTGCCGATGAACTTTATGAGAGATTCAATACTCTTAATACCTCTTTCGCTGAACTGACTGAAAAGTATAATGCTCTTAATGCTCAGTTTAACGCAAAGAAAAATGCTGAACTTTATGCTTTGGCTTGTTCTTTAGTTGATTCTGAAGAAGATTTGACTGAGGAAAACGCTACTAATATTAAGGCATTTATGAAAGAAAATTGTGATAATAGTACTTATGCTTCCGATGAGGAACTTAATGAGGCTGTTGACCATAAAATTGCAGATGCTCTTTATGCTCAGAAGAAACTTAGTAGAAAAGCTAAGGAGAAAGAGTTTTCTGCTGATATTGTTAAGGATAAACCTGTTGTTACTGAAGTGAACGACAGCGCAAATAACCTTAAAAATGCAATGAAAAATCTTAACAAGATTTAATTAAAAAAGGAGGATAACTTTATTATGAAATTTATTGAGAAGATTTTGATGGCTTCTGAAGATGTTAAAAGCTATCTGGTTTCTGGCGTTTGCAAAGACAAGGAACTCGCTGATGGTTCTTTGGTTGAAATTGGCGACCTTATCGACCATGAGGTTTATAAGGGTCTGAAGGATATGAATACTCGTGAGATTAAGCCTTATGCTGGCACTGGTCGTGTTGGTATCGTTGACTATGTTGGCGTTTCTAAGGGCGAAATCATGGGCGTTATCTACAGTGAGGGTGTTAAGACTTGCGGTCTTCCTTGCCCTGCTGGTGCTCATACTCGCGTTCGTTGCCCCAAGCTTGGTGACGAGTTCTATCTCGGCGAAGATAATTTTGAGTCTGCTCCTACTGCTGGTCAGTTCGCTATCGCTGGCTCTGACGGTCAGTGGGCTCCTGCTGCTGTTGCTGCTGATGATAAGCTTTGCGTTAAGATTGAGTTTGGTAAGGATAAGATTATCGGTGTTAAGAATGAGGGTAAGAAATTCTATTGCACCGTTATCCACGAGTAATTTTAAATTGTTCTTAAATAATTATTTTTGAATAACTTGAATAGTTTAAAATAAATATTGATATTTACTTTATGATTTTTATAAATTAATTAAGGAGGATTTTGTTGTTATGAAACAAATTTTTAGTTATAACAAATTCAATGAAGACATCGCTGATGGTCTTGTTGAAACTTGCTATTCTTTGGCTCAGAAGTCCATTGAGGGTAAGAATAACACCCCTGAGTATATTGAGGCTAATAAGACCTTTAACCAAGAGTTTATGAAGTATTGTGTTGAGAATGCTGGTATGAAGTGGAGCGGTCTCGATATGATTAAGAATCCTATGGTCTACAAGAAGAGTGGCTTCCTTGAGACTTTCGATACCATCCTTGCTGGTGCTATCACCCCTGTCGTTCCTACCGTTGCTGCGGCTGGTTATGAACAGCTCTATGATGTCACTCAGGTCGGTTTCGGTGATGTCGCTAAGTATGAAGTCGATAGCAATGAGCTCTTCATCGTGAATAGCCTTGCTGAAGGTATTGCTCGTGGTGGCGTTCAGACTGCTTCCAACACTGAGTATACTATTTCTGCTAAGAGAGAGCAGATTTCTCTCTATGTGGATTGGTATCATGTGGCCGCAGGAAGGACCGATTGGGGCAAGCTTCTCCAGAAGATTGGTGCTTCTTTTGCCGCTTATATTCAGGCTCGTCTTGCTAAGGTAATGGCTACCATTATTACCAATAATACTAATGGTAAAAATGAAGATGGTATCGCTGGCTATATGGCTAACGGTCTTACAGATGAAAACTGGCTTAAAGTTGCACGTTTGGTAAAACTTGCCAATGGCGGTGCTGATGTTTATGCTCTCGGTACTTCCATTGCTCTTGCTTCTGTTCTTCCCGACAGTGCTAAGGGCTTCCGTTATGGTGAGGATAGCGCTATCGTTAAGGATGGCTTCCTGCCTGATTACAAGAATGTTCCTCTGATTGAACTGGGCAACGCTCTTGTTCCCAATACTATTAATGGTGAGCCTGAAGTCGTTCTTCCTGATGATATCATTTATTTCCTTCCTCTTGGCATGAATAAGCCTATCAAGGTTGTCATGGAAGGAAATACTGTTTCTGTTGAGAAGGACCCCTTGTTTGCTGCTGACCATACCTACGGTTTCACTGTTGATATGCGTATGGGTATGGACGCAATTGTTGGTAGTAAAGCGGGAGCTATTACTCTTAACTAATATAATTAACTAAAAAGATTCTATGAAAAGAGGAACCACAAACAAAAATATCTTATTGGGTCCATATAAAGAAGAAATTATTTCCTCCTACGAAAAAGGAGAAACAATAAGAAATATTGCGTCTTCTTATAATGTGGACCCAAGAACAGTTAGTAATTTTTTAAAATAGTTTGGAATTAATATAAAAAAGCCACACCCTCCTAAAATATATACTATAAATGAAGATGTTTTTAAAAGTATTGATACAGAAGAAAAAGCATGGGTGTTGGGGTTTATATATGCTGATGGATATATAGATTCTTCAAAAACAAAATTAAAAATTACGTTAACTGAAAAAGATAGAGATGTTTTAGAAAAGATAAGACATATTCTTCGGTCAAATTCCCCCATAAGGAGAAAAGAGGGAAAATAGATTAAAGGGACAAATTATTTTGGAAATTCTACTGTTACTTTAATGATAAGTAATGCTCAAATTTGTCAAGATTTAGAAAAGCATGGAGCTTTTTACAAAAAATCTTTAAAGTTATAGTTTCCTCTTTTCTTGAAAGATGAGTTAATTAAGCATTTCATAAGACGGTATTTTGATGGCGATGGATGTATAACTTTTGGCAGAAATAATTTTCCAAAAGTATCTATCGCAAGTAATGGAGAATTTTTAGAGCGGATAAAAGAAAATCTTAAAACAGAAGAAATAGTTGGTCATATATATGCATCTAGCTAGTCCAAAGTTGAAGAAATAGAAATATCTTCTCATATTAGTGTAAAAAAATTTTTGGATTACATTTATCAAGATGCTACAGTTTTTATGGAAAGAAAATATTAGCGATATAAATGTTTTTTCGAAACTGGTAAAATGTTTGAAAAATATTAATTATCATGTTTAAAAGGTTTAAAAGGAGATTGTAAAAAATGGCTGTAAATAAGAAAACTATTAAAAATACAGAAGAAGTTGTAAACGAAACTAATAAGGAACAAATTGCTGAGAATGCGGAGACTTCTGTTAAGGAGTCTCCTGCTACTCAGTCTTCTATCTCGTTAGAAGATATTCAAGCTATGATGGCAAAGTTCCAGTCTACAATTGAATCTTTGAGTAGTGAACTCAAGGAAGAGAAAGCAAAGAACGAAAAGTTGGCAGAAGCAATCAAAGAATCTACTTTGAATGATAGAGAGGGCGATACAGAAAGTTCTTTTAAGGCAAAAGAAGTACAGGATAATACTTCTAATACAACAGAAAGACTTCTGGAAATTCTTGGCAATAGAAAGAGTGACAAGGAAATTGTTATTGTTCATAATCGTGAGTTGCTTGGTGGGCTTTCAACCGCTATTCAGCTTACTGGTTTGACTATTAATTTCCATACTCTCGGTGAACAGCGTGTTCTTAGCTGGCAACAGTTCGAGGAATGTGTTTCCAAATATCGTAAGTGGTTCGATAAAGAAATTATTCTTTTGGCTCCCGAATTCGCCGATGTTGCGGAACGTTATAATGTATCTTGTTTGAAAAGAGAGGGTCATGCTGTTGTTACGAAGGGAGACCTCGTAAATATTTACAAGAAGAGTGAGCGTGAACTTGAGGATTACATGAATTCTTTGACTGAAGCTGATAAAGACTTTATTTGTTCTTACTGGCTTGGAAAGTGCTATGAAAATGATGCTAAATATCGTGTTAGAAGTAAAGTTGAGCTTCTGAATAGAATTTCTAACAAGGGTGTTTTTGACAATCTGTTGGCTCAAATGAATTTTGATTCAATAAGACATTAAACAAATAAGGAGGGTTTAAATGGGCATTTTGTTTAGTGATGTCTATCGAAAAGCAATAGCCTTATTTGATGACCCAAGGATTACGACAGCGTATGAGACTAATCCTTTGCAATTTAATAAGATAATGTACACCTATTTGCAAAATGCAATATCTATGTTTAACAACCCTCTAAGCGTTTCTTTACGTTTATCTCAATATAAAGAACCAAAAGGTATCATGCAAGTTTTTGAAGGGGATGGTAAGAATAATAAATTCGAACTTGACCCTGAGTTTGAGATTCAGGATAATTCAATATATAATTATATTGAAGGAGAATTATTGGTGCAAGGCTCGATTGATAAAGAAGCTCACACTGTAGAATTCCCTGATGTGTTACCTGAAGGCAAGCAATATGCAGTTGAGCAATATTATGTTGGTGAATTTACTGACAATTTTGAAGGTTTAACTAACAAAAATGTAAATGGTACAAGTTTAGTGGTAGGTTATGTTAAAGATATTCTTGCTCGTTTGCTTGTAAAGGCATGGGGAGAAGAAGAACGCAATTTGTTATTAGATATTCGCAATTTAATGCAAGACAGCGATTTCAAGCTTATGTCTAATGACCGTATCTTAAAAGCGAAAAATGAATGGATAGACCAACTTGATTCAGAAATATACAATTATCAAAATAGACTTGCGTGGCAAATCCGTTTTATGGGTGGTAGTAAGTTTATAGGAAGGGGGTAAAGATGGATAAAGAAGCAAAGAACTTCAAAGTAGTTTTATCTATTAATGAGAAAATTATATGCTTAGAAGAAATAATTTCAAAATTGAAGAAAGTTCTTTATGTATATGACAAATCTCAAGAACCCGATTCCACTTATAATTACCGTGTGTATTGTGGTGGAATAATGATGTATGTTTCGTCAAGTAATATTCTTTTTGATGGTGAATTAGTAAGCATTATAATTAATATCAATGCTATTTTAACGAATCAATTAGATAAAGGACAGATTAAGAAGTTAATATTTGAATCAATCAATTATGCAGAGTATTTATTAAAGAAATACAAAAACGAAGGCTAAGGAGATTGTAGATTAAAATGGCGATTTTAAATACTACTGATATTGTTGATAGCAGTATCATACTTAAAGCTCGTTTAAAGCATAATATGGTTGGAGATAATTATTATATTCAAAATCTGCAATATAAACGCAATTAGGATTGGGAATATAGATATAATACTGTTGACATAGAAGAAGAAAAAGACCGACAAATTGAATACACAACCAAAATGCCTGAATATACACCTCTTGAAACTGTTGTTATAAGAAATGTTAAGGGTGAACGTGGTGAAGATTTGGGTACGGACTGGGCAGAAATTTCTTTTAGAGATTTGAAATATCCAAATCCTCTTGGAAAAAGATATCGTTTTTCTTTGAAATTTCAGGATTTAAGCGTTATGACAGAGGAAGAAAAACATTATAATACGAGTGTTTGGATTGCTATAAATAATTCTCCTATAAATCCACGGAATTCTTGTGTAATTCGTAGATGTAATGCTAATATTGCATTACTTGGGTCTTCAACAAACAGTCAAACAGATGCCACTGAAATAAGGTATGAGCCTATTGTACTGGAAAACGAATTGAAATATATGAACCAGTATTATAACAAAACTTTGGTAATACCTCAAGCTGAGTGGTATGTCACGATGCAATTAAATTATTTTTCAAATGCTGTTAAAATTAATAGCCGAGTTATTCTTGGTGGCACAGATTAGAACGACATTGAAAATAATGCTATATATAAAGTTAAAGCTGTTATAAAGAGTACATCCACCAAAACTTTTGCAAAAAGTGGTTTTACTGGATTAGAAGATATACCTTTCGTGGTCTTGGCGTTGGATAAAGATTTATGGAGCGCTAATGACGATGCTGTAACACGTGTCGCTAATAATGCTCCTTTATATCTTATTCCAAAAAAGGAAGACCTTCACGATGAGGAGTATCATATTACTCTTAAAGATTGTGACGATTATAAAATAATTCTTGGCAATAGCAAAGAATGTGAAACTGAATTAAGTTTCAAAGGTGGTACACTTCCCACTCACTTCGAGTACAAAGTTGTTTTAAATGGTATAAAAGAAGAAAATTGGTCTAAATATTATGAATTTGAACAAACTAGTGATAACACCTTTAAGATTAAAAATTTAAAAGCTTGCAATAGAGGTACATTAGATGTAATTGCTACTTGTATCGACCCTGATGTTGTAGGGGTTACTATTAGTGAGACTTTTAGTTTTAAATTGGGAGGTTTTTATTAATGTTAGATAGTAGTTATGCACCATCTGCATTTAACCGTTTTGTAAATTTAGATGGAGTAGAAGATAGAATAATTTATTATTTGTTATCTCCTAATAAAAAAACTCCTGAAGAATTAGAACAAACTCACATTATTTGGAAACTTTTATATTATAATGACGCAGATGCTCTTAATAGAGAATTGCCTACATATCAATAGATTACTTCTTTAATATGTTCTGATGATATAACACAAACCGACAAACGTATTTTTAGAAGTCCTCATTTTGAAGATGCTTGGACGGTTGAAAGTACGTTATTAAAAATTTATATCGACCAAATTATTCCTACAGATAGATATAAAGCTGTTGTTAACTTTGGAATTGATATAATTACACATAATAAATGTATTAATATCAATCCAAGTGATGATGATAAAACTTATCCTGTTGATACGGTTGATGGGGTTGAAATTCCTATTACTGGAAAAAGTCGTGTTTCTACTTTGTTAAAAGCTGTTTTGTTTTTGCTCAATGGCGCTCATGTACAGGGTGTTGGCAATTTAGAGTTTTCAACAATGATGAGTAGATTCCAATAGGCTCAATATGGAATTTGGAACAACAGAAATTTTGAAGGAATTAAAGTTGTATTAGGATGCTACATGAGTGGGGTGTCTTAATTGGCAATATCTAAAGAGTTACAAGCTAAAATGGAAATGTACGAACAAGCCTATTTTGGTCTGGATTTACCAGTGCCATTTAAAGGCTTGTTAATTTATCCAGTTTTAACGAAAGATTACTATAATTTTTATGCTAATTTATCTTGTTTTACTCAAGATAAAAATATTAAAGAAATAAAAGTTGTAGATGAAAATGGAATAGAAACTACTAAAAAAGTGGCTAATCCTGAAGGTATTGGTATGTCTTATATGGCATATTTAATATAGAATATGGAAAACCAAGAATATGGACCTATGGTTACTTCTTAGGTAATTAATATGTTCGAACTTGTGCTCCATGAAAAAAATGGTTTGTTTTGTCCTCATTGTGGATTCAAACGAACTTAGTTTGAAGTTATCAAAGAATATGCTAAATTCCAAGAAACATTGCCTGATAATTTAAGCGAAACTGAAAAGAAAGTTAAAGCTCTTGAGTTTATTAATAATTATGCTATATGTCCAGAATGTAAAAGCAAAATGAGAGATATCTATGGAATTCAAACGGGTGCTAATGGCATGAAAAAATTATATATATACGATATAGTTTTAGAACCAAAAGAACTTGATGAATTTATAGCTATTATTACACACCAAAATATCTTGGATTACGATGGAGATAGGTATATCGACCCCAATTTAAGAGAAGAAATGGAATTAAAGGCGAGGATGTAGAATAAGAATTATACTTCTCCAAGTTTGGAAAAAATGCTTGTTTGTATATCCATTAGTTCTCCATACACTATGGAGATGCTAAAAGAACAAGTAAGTTTGAGAAAACTTTCTTTAATGCTAAAAACCATTGATGCTAAGGGGTATTATTATGCTTAGATTTAGGGTGCTATGTCTCGGATGGTTTAGTTTAAGGATGGAGACATTCACCATTGGATATTTACTGATAACAAGAAGGATATGTCTAAGGAAATTATGACGATGAATGATTTCCAAAAGAAGTTTGCTTCTGTTACATAATGGGGATTAATTTCTCCAACTGATTTAAATCAGAAAAAAATGATTAAAATAAATAAGGAGGATATATATTATGTTATTTTTAGCTGGTGTAGGCCGCGCCACTCTTCTCGATGGCGAGCGCCTTGTTGCTACTGCAAATACTCTGATTGATTCTAGTATTACTATTGGTATTAGTTTTGAGGATTTGCGTGCTGGTATGGGTAATAAGCTTTATGGTCGTTATGCGCATACTTCTACTTTTGACCTGAAGCTGACTGATGCTATGTTCAGCCTTGAGTATCTTGCTATGAATACCGGTTCTGAGGTTGAACTCGGTGGTGACGCTATGAAAGATGAGAAGCTCACTGCTGATGCTACTGGTAAGGTTACTTTGTCTTATAAGGCTGTTCCTATGGTTGGTAACACCAATGTTTATGCTTATATTAAGAAGTCTGGCACTGACGAAGGTTATCAGCGTTATGCTGTTACTGGCGATGGTGTAAATGAAGTTTCTCTTGGTGAAAGCATGAAGGATGCTGAAGTTTGTGTTCGTTATATGTATCATAACGATATCGCTTCTAAGATTACCATTAGCGCCAACTTCATTCCTAAGACTCTGACTTGCATTCTTGAGGCTAACCTCTATAATGGTGGTTCTTGTGATGTTGAAACTTCTACCCTCGCTGGTAAGGTTATTATCAAGGTTCCTCGTTTCATGCTCAATGGTTCTCAGGAACTCAGCATGAGCGCTTCTGGTGTTTCTAACACTTCTATTGAAGGTTCTGCTCTTGCTTCTGGTTGTGCTGGTTGTGATGGCGACGGTGTTTATGCTGAAATCGTTCAGGTTCTTGAGAATAAAACTGCTGCTGATATGTTCGCTAGTATTGTTATTGAGGACAAAAACCAGACCGCCAAGGCTGGCGATAAGATTGAACTTAACGTCTATGCTTGCCCTGTTGATGGCGCTCCTATTAAGCTGAATCCTGACCAGTATAATGTTACTGTTACCACTGGTTCTAGCACTTATGCTAATGGTATTATTACAGTTGCGGATACTAGTGTCGTTACTGTTAAGTTTGTACCTAATGACAAACTTTCCGACACTATGAATATTACTGTTGCTTAATTTAATTAACGAACAGGAGATTAAAATAAATGCTTTGCAGTAATGCACAGCAGGAAAATGGTGGAAGAATAACGTGCAGAGTCGATGGGAAGGAACCTCATCGGCTCTGTCCTTATCAAAAATATTGTCATTAGAAGTGCGCATGGGAAAATTCTCCTGCCATGACGAGCTGTGAGAGGAGATTAAGAAATGGATGAAATGAACAGCGCTTTTGATATTGAGATTTCTCCTAAGAAAGAAAATAGGGAGAAGCAGATTCAATATAAAAAGTATGACAAAAACAAGCGCAGCAAGGAAATTGTAAAAGAAGAAATTGTTGAGCCTGTTAAGCAGGAGTTAAAGAGTGTCACTGAAAAAGAGGTTGAGCCTATTGCCGAAGAGTCTAAATTAAAAGAAGGTTGGGCAAGAGGGGTTGTACATAGTAAGTGGAAGACTTCTGCTTGGGTAATTCTTGAAAATGGGATAGGTCTCACGATGAACGGTTTTGGTAAATACTCTATTGGTGAGACTGTTGAATTTGAATTGCCTTCTTGGTACAAAGATTTACAAAAAAGTAAGTAATGACAAATAAACTGAGGATGGGGTTAATCCCATCCTCTTTTTAGACGCGAAAGAAAATAAAAGTATCATTTTATTTGGTAAAACAGGCGCATTTTTCCCAGTAAAATCAAGGATTTTGAAAAGCATCTTTTTGATGAAGATTT